CAAGAGCTACCGCTGCTACTTGATCTGCTTCTTTTAACACCTCTTCACTTAAAGTATCTGTACTGTTTTGTCTGTTCTTAGGGTCAGGTGCTCTAAAGTAGGGCATCTCAGGTCTTAGTGTTACCTCAGCATAACGTTGACTAAACTCTTGGAAGCTAAATGACCTATGACGTAGGATCTGTGCTGCTATACTTCTAGTGGTGTTAATCTCTACACACATATTAACCATCTCAAATGGAGACCAATGTTGATGCTCGATTAGATACCTAATGAGTCGTTGAGAGGTCTCAGTGTTTGATTGATTACTTGGATTAGATACACGTGCCATGTAACTAATAAGTGCTTCAGCGTCAGGAGTAATGTGTATTAGTTTGACGGAGTGGGTCATTGGTGGTGAAGGTTGATTGGTTGTTGAGGATCTTTAGTCCATAGCTTGGTATAGACAAGCCACTTCTCTTTGTTGTTATCCATTTCTGCAGACCAATGGATACCATCTTCATCAATAGCATCTAGGTAATGAATACCTTTAGTGATATCAATAGTACGAGTTACAGAGGTGAACTTAACTGGCGTGGTCATTCTGGTAGATAGAGGTAGCAGTGATATCATCCCATGCTGATGGGATATAACGATTCCTAGTACTTACCGTATATTCAATATCCAAGTAATCAGGTGAGCGACTCGCTTCGCTCGCCACTTCACTGTTACTACGTATCTCATTAAAGGTACGGGGATGACGGAATTGATTACGTAATGGTTGCTTACGATATGTTCTACTCATACGTTAACGGAGGTGAGGAGAGAGTTAATAACAGTAGTGACAGTAGTGGGAGGAGCTTCGCTCCTAATCCCTCACAGTACTCACAGTATTAACCTTAAATAGTGTGGGTTAGTGGAGGTTTTGTGTCTTTGTGTTATACAGTACTTACGGTAATAACCGCCTACGGCGTGTTATACAGTAAAGAAGATATAACCCCCCTTAGAAGACTTACGTTAACTTCCCCAAGGTTAACTGTCTAAGAGGTAATAGTAACTGGTGGACATTAATAAAGAGGAAGATGTGTCTTGTTAGAGACATGTCTTCCTCCATTCACGGGGTCTGATCCACCCTTCAGCTCCCGCTTAACGGGTGGGATCTGGTCTAAACCCAGGTGGGGACTGAACTTTTTGTCTTACCTCTAGCCTTGCGTCTTTGGTCTAAATTCATACCCATAACGAGGTGGTTTGTAGCAGCTACTGGGTCATCAATAAAGGTCTCTAGGATATCATTCCACTCCTCTTGCTTACGCATCTTAACAGCTTCATAAGCAGAGATACCCATAGCATCGATGAAGTATTTAACACCTTGTGCTAGTGAGTCTAATCTGTCGTCGTGTTTTACTGCACCTTTCTCCCGACACATCCTAGACATTTGGTAGAAAAGCATATACAGTAGCCTTTCTTCGGGTGCTGCGTCTTTATTGGAGTTATAGTCCCACTCTACTACCGACCTATCCACGATCAACCTATGCTGGTTCATCACGGGTTCTAGGGTATCAATGATACGGTCTTCTTTACGGACATTAGCACGTACCTCTTCTACGTCTATTGCTTGTTTAGTTTGTTGAAGGTGCTTCTTAAACAACTCTGCGACGATACCGTCTCCGAAGTTTGTTTCGACAACAAGTTTGGTAACGTTATAACGCTTACACCCACGAAGGATATCTAGTAATGTGGAATCACTGTATCCATCCCTGTATGCTCGTACTTCGTGAACGTAGAGAAAGCCATTCTTTTGTGAGATGTATGTTGCTGCTGTTTCGTCAGTGCCCCTACCACTAGGGTCTACTGAGCATATGGTTTCACTGTAAGCACTCCACTCCCCTTGTAATTGCATCGGTGAATAGAAGTAATCACCTGGTAGACCTACGGTAGGGAGGTCTTTGAGACAGTTACGTGGGTCACTACACCACACCACAGCATCAGGTGCCTGTGTGGGATTAACAGACGTTACTACTAGGTCAGAGAACTTAAGTGGGAACTTCTCAGCATCACTCAAGGTTGTGTCTAGCTGAAACTGTAGCATGAAGTTACTACGACCCATAGCAGCTTCACGCTCTACTAGGTCCTCACTAGTGAAACGGTCAGGATCTGTTGGTGTCCACTCCTCTACCCCCATCTCTATGTCTTCCACGATCTGTGGAGACAAGAGGTTTTCATACTGTGAGAGTTTGTCTTTGCGTGGATAGCGTGAGGGCCACACAAAAGGACGGTAGTTACGCTCAGCTAGCTTACGGTAGATGGTAAAGGTAGTCTGTGGTGTACCAAGGTACATGATACGACTATCTTTCTTTGGTGTAAGGATAGACTCAGCCTCAGTACAGAGTTGCAATAGCTTTTCCCGCATCATCTCAGTCATGCTATTACCAGGTACTTCGATGTCATCAAGAATCATCAGGTCTGCACGACTACCAGTCAATTGACCCGTGATACCAACTGACTTAACGGATGGTGCTTGGTGAGGTGAGCAGTTAACATCAAAGCTAATCCTAGACCAACGACTGTCATCACTCTTTGGTCTGAGGTGTACCAACCATGGTGTCTCAATGATAAGCTTCTGTAGGAAGATAGACATGTTATCAGCCCGCTCCTTAGAGGCTGAGATAATCATGATCTTCTTCTCAGCATCATTAAAGAGTGTCCACAACACAAACGCTCCAGTGATCCAGCTCTTACCGACTCCTCGGAAGGCTTGTATCTGTAGTCGTTTAGGACCGTGTTGTAGGTAATCAGCAATGGCGTATTGAGCACGGGTAGGGGAGGGTAGATCTAGCTGATCCCACAGTGCTTGGAGGAAGAGCTTAAAATCGTCTTTAAGGGCGGTTAAAGTGTCCATGTAATAGGATGTATAGGAAAGCACCTAGAGGCCCCTTGTAGAGGCCTGTAGGCACCGATAACGGGGAATTAGTTAAATGTCGCGTTTACCAAAGATACGATCAAACGCACTACGAACTGGATTGACGATAAAGTACTGAGCTTCGTTAACTAAATCAATGCTCTTAGATTTAGGCACTGCCTTTAGTTGTGCTACACCGGTTGGGGTGTTAGCCATTACTGGTTTAGGTACAGGAATCAATTGATCTACCTGTACTTTAGATTGTTGCTTACTAGCAGCACCAATACCACGTTGAACTTCACGCCATTGGCCATTGCTTTGCTCCAAACCATAACCAGGTTTATCCATTAAGGTATTGGTATCTGTGTTAAGTGGCCGCATCTTGCCACCAACATTAACCATGGTAACAGTTGGTTCAGGAGCACCTGCTAAGTCACCACTTAAACCTTCCGCAACTCCGCCACCAAACGCTTCAGCAGCTTGCGGTAATGTAGCTCCACCAGCTAAAGCGAGGCCACCACCAACAATGCCAGGAAGAAGGGCATCTACGGGGCCAGGAATAGCCCTGGAAATAGTTTTTGCAGTACGCATAAGGGGATTAGATGCAACTCCTTTGGGCATCAATTGTGCAGTTTTTTCAATTTCTGCTTTTTGACTAATAGTTTGATCCCTATCAATTTGTGTTCCAATAAAGTTAAACCCAACTGGATCAGGATTAAGTGTACCTAGTTTTGCCTCAGTTTCACGCCTACTAAGCATTGCATTAGGATCTACTTCTTTATTTGAAATAGCTACCAAATCAGCTAAATTTAGACTTTTAGACCCAAGTACATTTAGTTCATTCTTATTTAAATCCCACTCATAGAAATCGTCTAACCATCCAAGAGATACTCTACCTGTCTCTTTAAGAGAACCCAAATCACCCCTTGCAGCATCACTTTGTAATCTGTTTAACTCAGCAATTTGAAGTGCACCAGCCCTAGCGCTTTCTGCTCCTCCATACTTGTTAGCCAACCAATGACCGCGTTCAAATGGAACACCTGTTTCAGCTTCTAACTCTTTAGCAGCAACACCCATATCTTTCCATTCTTTACGAATAGCTTTTTGATATGTATTGGCAACTTCTGTACCGTGTTTAGATGCAATAAAATCATAAACAGGTCTTGGTATTCCACCTTCTGCTGACATGTATTTGCGTTTATCGAAAGCAACCTTACCGTTGTTTCCAATTTTTAACGGAAATACAGCACCAACTCGATTTTTGGTAAGCTTTTGTTTCGGATCTTCTAGTTGTTTACTAGCAACAATAGAGAGATCTTTTCCAGTTTTTGCTGTTCTAATTTGTCTATTAAATCCAAGCCTAGCTTCTGCAGCTTTTAACCATTCAGTAGGTTTAGCGCTTGGATTTCTAAGGCGCTCTTTTTCAACTAAACGTTGTACAGCAGATAGATAATCTTGTAAGGACTTAAAAGTGCGACCTTGAATATCCTTGGCTGGTAAATAGCCAGCTCTTTTGTAATACTCAAAGATTAATCGCTGGTTTCTATCATCAGATACATTAGCTTTAGCTGCATCTAGCAAGACTTGATCAAATGGTTTAATTTTTTGTGGAGCCATCAATCAGCTCCATCAAAATGTATTGCTGCCGCCATTCTTATTAGCAGCTTGGCGCTTACGCTCCTCACGTTCCATGATCTCGCGTTGACGATTATTCATCATGTCTTCACGACCTGCACCACGACGTTGACGGGGCTTAGCCTTTTCCTTAGGTTTGTCGTCCTTATCTTTAGCCTTATATTCACCAAAGGCAGGACCCATGTATTCCTTACCATTGGGGGCATCCTTAACGGTAGCTGAACCACCCCTAGCTTTACCTTCTAAATCTTTAGAGGTTAGGTTGCTACGTCCCTGCATACGGGACATACGAGCAGCATCCATCCGCCTTCCGAACTCTTTAATGCTTTCTGCTACGGATCCACGATTCTTGTCTTGATCCTTGCCTTTACGTGTCATTGCCATAATTAACGAATGTGTGATAGAATTAATGTTTCCCTGTTAGTAGGACCAAATGTGTCCCTCATCCATTGTAGCCAATTACTACTTCCTTTAGCCTGATTGCATTTCCTACAGCTGGGTACCAAATTTGAAGTAAGGTCTTCGCCA